AAGGGCTGGACGCTGATGTGGCGCGTCAAAAAGAATTCAGGTGGCGGGTTCAAAATGAATGGAACTTCCATTCATTTTGAAAGGACCCGAGCCGGTCGACCGGCTCGGGTCCTTTCAAAATCGTACGCGTCTCAGACCAATGGTGACTGGTCAAGGGGATGGCATGTCAGGCCTCCTGCCCCTTCAGGAACGCATAGTAGGCATCTGCACATTGGTAATAGCCGGTGGCGTCAGGATGCACCCCATTGGTTAGCCGGGTGACCGTGGTAGCTGTCCGGCTGTTTGCAGCAACAGTGGCGGACTGCATGTTGTGGAGCGTATCCAGGCAAACCAGCAGGGGCACAATGAAGGTTTTACCGGACGTTTCACGCCCCTGGAATTGATTGATGATGGTTCGCCCCAAACGAAGAATGTTCCTCTTGAAACGCCACCGGGTCTGGCCACATCCGTAGTTCGCTCCGAATCCGTCATTGGTGGCGCTAGGCGGTGTGGTTACGCAGAGGCCAATCCGCACAGCCGGGTCGAAGGCATGAATAGAAGTGATCATGCTCTCAAGCTGGATAGCCATGGCGGCAGCCACTGAATCAACGCCAGCATCCGATGTTTGGCTGAAAACATCATTGATGCCGAGGTTGATCAACACCCAATCCACGGCTGCATAGGCATTCGCACTCATATAGCTGGAAAAATTGAAGGCCCCGGAAAAGACAAAGGGGCTCGTGACATCGGTGAAGAATTGATTCACAGTCCAACCTGAGATGCCCTCGTGCTTATTCGAGCCAGCTCCCTTTGTTCCAAGCAGGGTGATCGCCATGGCGTCGGTGCTGAAGATATTCACCAGCTCGCCCGTTGTGGTCCCGGCGGCAGTCGTGCTGTCGCCAATCACCAATACCTTGCGATTCAAACCAGCCCCAGCACCGGCGGCCTTGACCACCAAGGACGTTGAGGCTGATGTCAGGAGGGTCTCGCTGTCTTTTGAATAGATGCCGAGGCTAAGGGCGACGGTTCCGGGGGCGGGGGCTAATCCTGAAGTCCAGCGTTCATTCTGATGCTGGCCTTGGGTACAAGTGACATCCCAATGGAAGTCGCCAGCGTCCTGGTAGACCAGGTTGTCCAGGTAAACACTGGCCTCCCGGCCTACCACCGCATAAACGTAAGGAGGCATGACAACATCTGGGACGAGCGCCGAGGCAAGAGCAGCAGCACCAAGCGTGAGTTGCATTGCGGCTTGGCCATACGTGGGAAGGGTGGAAACCGAAAAGCTCGTGGGCCAGGTCGTTGATCCACTCAAATAGAAGGCGTGGCGGCCTCCCGGGCCTGCCGTTCCCCACTTTCGAATCGATACGGATGATCCATCCGTTTTCCGGAAAATCAGTGTCACAACCTTGCCGGTGCTCGCAGCAATCGCTTTGTTCAGTTTGAGTGTATAAATTTGACTGGTTGTAGGGAATAAAGCAGCGGGAATCGTTCCGCTGTCATCGGGAGTCACAGCAGATGTATCAAAGGAGCCTGTTGCATTCCTAATCCATAGACGCCATTCGACATCGGAAGGCGTAGTGGATGACCAGATACGCGCCCGGATTGAATCAAAAACCGAATCCTCAACCATGGTTTCATACAGCCCCAGTAGCGCGAAAGCATAGTCAGAATCACCATCCATTTCAGCCACACCATGAGCTGGCGTGAACTGGGTAAAGGGGGCGAAGCTGCCACGGACCTCATGGGTAGTTGGGTTGATTTTGGCTCGGTTGACTTGGTCTGATTCCAGCGCAGTAACCCGCGTTGCCACACTGGCGGGCGCCAAGGTGGTGGGTTCCCACTGAAACACGGTCCCAGCTGCAGGCGTCGGCGTGAAAGTCAGTTTCCCATCTGATCCGACCGAATAATCGGATACGTCCAGATAAGTGGTGCCTGGATTCGGGTAATAAGGTGCTGGTGAAGCAGCGGCCGTCAGATTGAACCCCGTCACCGTGAAGCCCTTGCCTGACTGGGTTGCATAACGGATTACGCCATAAGTTTGAGAATTAACCGTGATAACCAAAATGCCGGGTAAGTCAATCCGCCAAAGACCTCCACCAAGATCCGTATAAATAGTCACGGCGCTATTGTTCTGGGCAACACCGGCAATCAAAACCGAAAAATCCTTGGTGATATCAGTAGTGGTTCCAGCTTTCGGCTGGGTTGAATCAGCCATCTTTACAAATAGAGTGGCTGTGTATGTTGTCCCAACCAGGATGGGATCCCCAATGCCAAGATACCCATAATCGACTTGTGCAATGGCCGGGAAGGTTACTCCATTAGAAAGACCATGATCAGTTATATTCCCTTGAGTTACAGTCGCGCTCCTGGTTAACAAATCAGCCAAGAGTGGTTCCGATTTTTTATTCAAAATCCTTCTTGTAGCAGTCGAAAGAGACCATTTACCCTGCCAGTCGGTACGCGTTAGGGCCGAATCTGTTGAACTTAGCTTCTGGATATAGGCGGCGTTTACACCTCCAGAGGCAACCCATGAGATGGCCGTGTTGGTGGCTCTGAATTCCACAGCCGTGAGCCGATCCGTTGAGGCCGCGACCCATGATCCAGCTCCACTCGCGCCGGTTTTTCGATACGTTCCATTGTTTGCGGAGGTGGCATCGTTGGTGACCAGGGCGATCTGACCATCTGGCCAGGCGAGATCCGCATTAAGCAGGGCAAGAGTGGCCTTACCAATCATGCCGCCAGATAGCCCCACGGTCGCGGCCAATGCCTGATCGGCCGTGCCCCTTAAAGCTTCGAAATTCCCGTCTAGCTCCTCGAAAGTCAGATCCCGACCAAGAGGCGTCCGGAGAGTGAGTGGTGTAGTCATGGTGCGAACTCCACATAGCCGCTGGCCACGTAGCCATCAGCAACGTACTTGTTTAGGTTTGGCCAGTCCGGAATGGCTGGGATGAGTTTGGTGGCGATGAGGGCTAGGTCGATGTCGGCATGAGCAACACCCTTGATGTCTCTCAACTTGAATGGATTTGCAGGCACTGGCCGCGCAAGGAAGCCGAAGTTCATGTCCTCATGGGGGGATACGAGACAAGGTTTTATGAATGCAAAGTTATCAATGAGTCCACGTACCTGGGCGGTCAGAACCAATTCCTTGGCGCCCCATTGGGCACCATCCCAAGTCTCGACCACGCTCCTAGTCGCCACTGGCCACTTGATGGCTAACGCAGGGCGAAAACCACGATGCGTCCGGGTCATCTCCCAATCCGCGCCACTGCCTAGCTGGTGATCCACTCCCTCGGGAGGGAATGCCAACTCCAGGCCCATCCGTCCCTCTTTTTGCAGGGTGACGCGGTATGCATTTGTCCCATCCGCGTTATAGAGCGTGATGCGGGTCTGTCGTAGCCCGTAGACAACGAAATTCATGGCGCCTCCGGATTGATGAGCACGGGGAGTTTGAGCAGCTCCACACCGACCTCGCGGGCCTCCGGACGCGGCTTAAACTGGTGGATCTTGTAGGCGACCAGGGGATTGGTGCTGCCTGTCGCATGGATGACAAAGGTTATGAGGTCGCCCACATTCCACGCAGACCAGAAGGCCGGTGACAGGCCGCTGGCAACACCTGGTGCATCATCTACCCAGGTTTCCGTAATTACCCCGCACGGAGGCCCGAACCAATAGGCGAAGGCCCTGCCAATGGCCCTTGCTGCGGTGACCCCACCCACCAGGTTGCTCATGTCCATGTTGATCGGCTTCCCCCCGTCGTGGCCTGGCGCATAGGTGGCCTCTCGGCTCTCTCCGCTCACCAAATCGGTGTAGGAAATGCGTACCTCGGAGATGTAGCTCCGGTACGTCTGAAGCGTTTTGCGCGGGCCTCGCTCGATAGCCTGGATGCTGACTGATTGCCCCTCGTTGGGGCGCACCCGCAAAGGCCCGCTGCCACGGCTTACCAGACGCATGTTCCCGGAATTGTCCGGGATGGCGGAGGCCAGCACTGTGTTCGCGAATTGCTCCACATAATCAGCGGCTGAAAGGTCACCGATCTGAAGGCAATCCACGGTGGTTGAAAGCTTGGTGCTGATGCCGAAGAGGCGGCCACCGAAGAACCCCTCCATGGTGTCGCCCACTCCCGTGCGAATCATGCGCACCGGAACCGCACCATCTGGCATGGATTCGGCAATGATGTCCCCGAACTTGCCCACCACCGTGGGGAAGAGCGCGGGCGTTTCATATTCCCCGTTGGTGATGGCAAAGCTCCGGTTCAACGCGAGGAAGCGCAGCCGCCTCTGAACGACGAAGTTGTCATCCAGGTACGTTTCCATCGCCAAGGCATACCAGCCGGATATTTTCTTCGACCCGGGCGTCCCCGATAGAGCCAAAGGCTGGATCGTTTGGGGGATGATCTCGTAGGTGGCGAAATCTCCCCAGGTATGGGCCGCCCCATCAAGCAGGTGGAGCCGCGTATGCGGATAGGGTGTCCCATCCAGGGTCTCCACCCAGATTTGCACCACCAGGCCGCCCCCGAGCGCCCAGGTGCCTGCTGGTGTAGCCAAGCCGCTGTTCCACAACTCGATGGACTGCCTTACCGTGAGGTTGCCACCCGAGGCCTGAGACAGCACGGCGGCAGAAACGGAAGTGAACGGTTGGGCCGTATCTGGCGACACCACGCCAAGCAAAGCCTCCTGCTCATCACCGCTGGCATAGATACCCATGCCGAGTGCCAGCCAATTGCCTGCGGGCGGCGTCCCGGTGAGCGTGGGTGTTACAGGTGCACCGAGGGTTCCGGCGCCAGAATGCGGCTCAAAGGTCCAGGCTGGTGCGCTGGTGCGGGTGTATCGACCAGGTGATGCCGTTTGGGCGGCGAAGGCCACCAGCTTGGTTGGTACCAGGCCGACCGCCGCTTGCGACGTCCACTGGATAGCCGTGCCATTCCACCATGATTCAGCATCCTGAATCTGGATGGTGGGCGCCTTCCAGCTGCGATAAGCACCCTTCCAACCATTTGGAGGGATGGTGGCACCGCCGCTGAGGTCACCATGAATGTAAATGGGTGGCGGTAAGAGGGTGTTGCTACCTCCTGGCCACTGGTTGAGATCGCCCAGGATCTCCAGGGGCTTGCTGGCCGTGCTGGACCCGAACCAGGCGAACCCAGCTGACCAACTCCCTTCCCAAACACCCGCCAAGGGGTAGGTCCCACCTGGCATGAGCACCGGGCCGCGACGGCTTAGGCGCAAGGCGCCAGTGCGATTGAGGCTCTGGATGTGGTGGAATCCATAAAGGTGTGGCACCCCCTTGTCCTGGGGCCGCCAGGTTACGATGGGACTGCCCGTCTCAGCTGGAGCCAGATAGGTGGTGTCCAAGGTCCAAGGTGCGATGGCGGCGGCGGCATAGACCATGCCATCCACTTGACGGGGGTCGCGGCTATTGCGCCGAATCTTGAGCACATTGGCGGTGGCCAAGGCTTGAGTCACCGGATCTTTGAGCCAAACCTTGCCGGATTCTCCATCGGTATCAATGACCCTGACATCGAGCGTTGCCCGCCGTTGAACGCTATTGGCGGTATCCCAAAAGGTGATGGTGAGGTCATCCCCCGCGAGCAGCTGATCGAGCGTGTCCAACTTTAACCACCGTTGCCCATCCTGGCCGGATGGTGGCGCGGCTACTGCCTCCACCAGCTCGTAGTGGCTTCGCTCGGATTCCGTTTGAGTGAAGGTGATCGTATCGCCCACATGGAGGGTAGACGACAGGTTGGGCGCCCCCAGCAGCCGGACGACCGACACTGAGTAGCGGTTATCCCAGCGCGTTCGGCCATCGTTATAGGTTTCGTCGTAAGACAGGAATGAATCCGATGACCAAACCACATCCAACACCGGATATGTAGTGCCTGCGATGGTCACAGCCGAGGACGGCACTCCACCTGGTGCATAATCTCCCCAGTAACGGGTGACCCACTCCCCATCCACAAAATCAGCGGTGTCGTAATGTTTGAGGTCTTGCCGTAGCGTGAACGACCCGTAGGTCCACAACGCCTGCTCTCGCGCCAATTTATCCGAGCGGGGCGTGAGCCACCCAGCCATGGCATCATCCCCGGTGGTGGCCGTCATGGTGGTGTCTGCTGCCGCCGCCCCCTTGGGAAAGGGCCGCAGGAGGCTGGTCATGTCTGATAGTTTGCGCTCCCGCAGGAGCTGGCTCGCATGCAGTATCGTGGCTTGAGTGATGGCCCGAGCTTCATCCCACTGGATGGACGTTTCGTCCAGATAACCCGTCCACCGCACGGCGGATAGGCTGCCCCAAACTTCGGTGATCTCAATCCAGGGGCCGTAATACCGACCGGTGGTTGCCAGGGTGGTGCTGGCAGGACCCAGCAGGATCGCCAGCGATTCATTCCCGTCCACCAGGTCGAGGTTCACACTCCCGAAACTCGCCTTGGTAAGATCGCGTTCCAGCGTACTGCTGAAATCCGACAGCGGGCTGAGGTAAGGGGTGAGATCCACCGTGTGAAGGCCGTTCGCGGCGATGGCATCAGCGCCCGGCTCCGCTGGCCCCCAGATGGTAGGCCAGCCCGGCAGCGGCGTCCCAAGGCGCTCGATGGCGCGGACGTGCCAGGTGCTCATATCCGTGCCCCGAAGGGCTGGGCCGGTTCAATCACCTGGCCGGTTCGGCGGGCATGGACCTGTAGCCCCTTGAATGCCATGGCCCCAAGGGTTTCCATACCCCGGTCAGAACTGTCCAAAATAACGGCTCCCGGGAAAGATATGGACGCCTGGATGGGGGGATAACCAGCAGGGGATCCTTCCTGGCTGGCTGCCGCAGCTTCCCTCGCATAGCCCGCGCTTTGGAGCGAGTAATCCATGACCACCCGGTCATTCCGGGACACATTGGACTGAAGATTCGCGCCCATGTTGACCAGGGAGTGCGCCCAGTCCATGAAATCGTTCCGGGGAGCCACGACCTCCGGCACGCCATCCTCAGCCAACCAGGTGAACTGCGGCTGCTCCACCAGGCCGCCCACGCGCATAGCAGTCACCTTGGCGCCCTGGGCGGTGGCCAGCCCGGTGGAGGTGGCCATGCTGGCATACATAGCGGCGATCTGGGCCATCGCCAGGACTGGTCCAAGCCCAGGTATCGGTGCATAGGCCGCCCAAGTCTCAGCGGTGGCGGTCACCAGGGAGGCCGCCGTGCGGCTGCCGTCAGCGGCATTCTCTTGGATGCCGAGGATCTTTTTGGCGAGGGCCATGGCAAGCCATCGGGCGATCATCTGAGCCACGGCCTGGATAACGGTCTGAGCGATGCCCTGCCAGATGGCCTTCATGGCCTGGCCAAAGCTCATCTGCCTGGAAAGCAATCCTGAGATACCACGGGTGAAGGCCTGTTCCACGCCGTTCATGACCCCGGTCGCAAGCGTCTTGAAGGTCTGGAAGGCATTACCGGCCTGGGTGACCCAATCCTTGATCCCAGCAAACCAACCTTTCGAGGCGGAGCCATTGACCTGCAATTCCTCACGCAGCTTGGCCACAGCCTCCGCCGCTTCCTTCGACTTCGCCGCAAACCGATCCAAGACTTCTGCCTGCTCTTCAAAGCTCAAGGCCCGGCCCTTGATCTGAGCCAGCTCCGCCAGCTCCTGTTTCAGCTTGCCGAGGTCAGCGCGGATCTGGTCCTGACGGGCGCGTTCCTTGGCGGCATCCTCGGCTCGCTTGATGTCCTCATATTGGGCCGCCATATCGGCATCGGTCATCTGGGCGGTGCGGAGGATCTTCGCGTCTTGACGGAGCTTGTCATAGTGCTTCCGCACAGCCTCAAGCCGCTGCTGAAGCCCACCTTCTTCTCCAGCCGTCAGCCGGGCCTGGAGATCGCCTTCCATCTGGATCCGTTTGTCAGAGAATTCGCGCTCAATGGCGGCTTCCCGGTTCTTCCGGCGCTCGATGTTGGCAGCCCACAGGGCATCCACTCCGGCCTGGTTGCCGTCGAACTTGCCTTCCGCCGCCTCTTTCTCGATATGGGCGGCTTCCTGGAGATACTCAGACTTTGCCCGCGCCAATGCGGCCTGTTTCTGCTGCTCCAGCGTGATCTTCTCTTCAGAGGAAGCCTGGATGGCCGCAAGGCGGGCCTCGATTTCCCTGGCGGAGATGATGCCGGAACGATCCGATGCCTCCGGCTTCGGAGTGTCCCTCGGATTGATGTCTACAGACTGGGGCAGTTCAATGATGGTCTTCTTTAGGGCATCAGCCTCCGCTTTGGCGGCTTTGGCGTGTTCCAGAAGGGACGTGAACTTATCCCGAGCACCCAGTGGTGCCGCATAGGGCGCATTGGGGTCTTCGTTGTTCGCATCAATCAGGATCAACTTACCCAGGGCTTCCGCTTCTTTGACTGCGGCAGCGGCTTCATCCAACTTGGCCCGGTACTGCGCCTCGGGTTGGGCATTCTTCAGGCGGATGATGGCTTCAAGTTGTTCGCGCTGCTCCTTATAGCTGCCGGTGATCTTGTCCAACTGATCCCGATATTCGGGCATGGCTGACTTGAGCTTTTCAATGACCAGCCGCAACTGCTCCTTTTTGGAGCGGGTTTGATCCACCGAAAGGCCGCCCTTATCAAGGGCGTGGGCCAGATCCAGATACTGTTTGGCAAGATCAGCCGTTCCCCTGGTTTGTTTCGCCTCAATATCCAGAAGCTCCATAGTGCTGGCATGTGCCCTGTCCGCCTCACCACTCATGTAGGTGAAGGCCCCTGCCAGAACACCTACCGCGATGGCAGCCCAACCAACAGGCCCAAGGGACGCCAGGAAGGTCTTCACGGCCAGGGATGCGCTAAGCGCGGCAGCCCCGATGCCTTCGAGGCTAATGGCATAGATCGCGTTCACGGCTGCCCCCGCAATCAGCCCAGCCACCAGCGCGGGAAGGAACCCTGACAAGGATCCCAATGTCGTGACAAGTAGCCCCAAGAGATATGTGACGACACGGATGCCCTCAGCAAGGGCACCGCCAACAAAGCTGGCAAGGGTGCCGACATCTGAGGTAAAGGATCGGACTTCCTCCTCATTGGCTTTTAACCATGCCGACAGGTCTTGCAGCATGTTGATGAGGCCCGCCAGCGCATCCTGCACCAGTTTCCCCAATGCCTCTGAAAAGATCTGCCCACCTTCAACCAACCCCGAAAATACATCACTGATGCGGGCGTTCTTCAGATCGAAGGCATCCTTTAGGGCGTTTTGAAGACCCGTTTTAATTCGATCAAAAAGCGGCTGGGTCATGGCCCCGGCCATGGTCTGGCTAGCCTCGATCACATTGGAGGTCACACCCGACCAGGTGAGTGCGGCTTTCTCGCCCGCGATGCCGAAGGCCTCCATGCGCTTGTTGAGTTCATCCGCCAGGGTGTGGCCGCCTGCGGCCTGCCATGCCCGCACCTCTTCGTTGGTGATATGGAGGGCCGTGGCAATGCGGGTGTTGCGCGGATTGATATTGCCCTGAAGCAGATCGCGGACCTCTTCCGCGAGCTGGTTCAGGGGAACACCCAGGGCCGAGGCCGCCTGGGTGATCTTGATGGTGATCTCCCGGATCTCATCCAGGCTCATGCCGACGGATAGCCCAACACCAAGGGCCTGCTGGTAGGCGACCACCAGCTGCTGGGTGGTGGCCACCGTCTCCAGTCCGGCGATTTTGAGCTTTTGCATTTGGTCAGAGGAAAGAACCAAAGCGGCATTCAGCGCTTCGCGTCCTTTCAGCTCTCGACCAGACTCATCCGTCAACTTGCTTTGGGCAGCGATGAGGCTGGCAATGCCCAACTGGGCCGTCTCCATGGCCGAGTTGAATTCGATGCCCATTTCCCCGAAACCGAAGACTGACTTCACGGCCTTCCATGCAGCTGCCACCAGGCCGATCTTGCCAATCAAGCCCGTGAGGGCACTTCCCATATCTGAGCTGGCATCCTTGGTTGTTCCAGCTAAACCCTTAAGACCCTGCCCGGCCTCATCGGCCCCCTTCTTGATCTTCTGCCCTGCTGCCGCACCCTCCGCCCCCATTCGCCCCAAGGTGGTGGTGGCGGTGGTGGCGGAGGCATCGGTGCCCTTGATCGAGGCCATCGCCTGGGCGAGCTGGCCTTTCAGCTGCTCAACCTGGGCGATGAACTCGACCTCAACCTTGTAAGTGCCCATCAATCCTCAGGGGGGGAAGGTGGTTCGGGGGAAGGCCCGCCTCGGAAGGCAGGCAGGGCGCTGGCGTGAATCAGGAGGGCCTTTTCATAGGCGATCCAGCGGCGGTCATGGAGGATCTTCTCGGCCCAAGCGAGGGCGTATTCGGCGGGGAGGAGGGAGGCAGCCTCCCACCCCCCCGCCTCAGGCGCGATCAGTTGGGCGACGAGGAGGCCTGGGACGACGGCCTGTTTTTCGCCGTCTTCACAGGTGCTTCCATCCCCGGAAGCTTCAAAGAGCCGAGGGAAAGCGTGTTCCAGCTCTTGAATTGCTCGAAAAAATCAGCGAGCAACCCCGCTGCTTCCGTGGCGGGGATTTCGGCGGCCTGGTCGATGAGCGTTTCCAGCACCGCCGGTTCCTTTCGAGCCTTGAGGAGCTGGGCCGCCGTAGCCAGATAGGTGGCCACCATCTCCGTGGACACCCCCGACTCGGCAAGCCGGGGGGCCAACTGGAGGGCCATGTCCATGTGGATCTGGGAGAGTTTCTTCTTCTGGATCGTCATGGTTTAGGCCGTCTTCGCAGCAGTGACATAGTCCTCGACCCAGATCACGGGCTTGCCGGTGACGGGATCGTAAAGCAGGCCGCTGTCCTGGGCCTTGAACTTGACCTTCAGCTCGCGAGCCTTGCCCTTGTTCAAGGGGCTGGCGCCATCGAGATTGAAGACGATGGCCGGGATGAGGACATTGCGGAATTCTCCAGGGAACTCGCGGGACTCGTAGCGGTAGAGCCCCAGGTAGGTGGTGACATTCCGCTGACCACCCCCGAGAAGCGTATCGCGGCCCGCCTGGGTGAGGCTGGCAGCGGTCGTCAGGATCTGGCCAGCAGCGGCGCTGAGGATGTCCTTGAACGCCGCCACGGTCACATCCAGCACCGTGGTGTCGCCCTCGAAGGCCACATCCTCGTAGCCGATGGTTTCGTCCGGCGCGTCGTTGGACGGCACCGCCACCGGCTTCTGTTTGATGGAGGCATTGAGGCCGTTGGCGTCCAGCACTTTCCAGGGCTTCACCCCTGCCTTGAGGGCGCCGCAGATGGTGCCATCCACGTAGAAGTTTTCCAGCAGCTCCTTGACGATGGTGGCGGGGGTGGTGGCCACCACCGAAGCCGGGGTGGCGACCAGATAGAGGTAACCGGGGGCGGTCTGGATGGCTTTCCGGTTGAAGGTTGCGGTGGCCATGCGTGATCTCCTTGAAAAGGGTCAGAGGGTGGATTGGGGACGGGATAGGGTCAGGGCTGGGCTTTGGCTGCGCCGGAATCGGGCGTGATCACCACGCCAGGCAGACTGGCGAGGTAGGCCGCCTGCTGGGCCGTGACAGGGGTGGCCACACCGGCAGGCAGCTCCAGGCCCTTCTCAGGGATGGAGGCGTCGTTGCTCTTGTTCAGGCAGAGGGTGGACAGGGTGGAGGTGGCCTTCGGCATGGGTTATCCGATCCGGTTGGCAAAGAGCGCGGCAACCACCAGGGGGTGCAGGCGCTCCGTGCGGGTTGAGGTAGGGAGGTAAGGGGTGTCGTATTCGTCCATCCACTTGCGGACACCCAGGAGGGCATCCATGGCGGTTTGGCGGCGGACCTTCTGGTCCATGCCAGGCACCACGGCCACGAAGGCCATCTGGAAGGTGTCGGCTTCGGCGGCAGCGCCTCCGGCGTGATCAGCGCCCACCACAGCTATCAGCAGGCTGGGGGTGGCGACCTGGAGCTGGTCGTTCTCCAGATCCACCTGGCCGGCCAGGCTGTCGATGGCGAAGCCCGCCAGCTCGGGAAGGTTCATGGCCAAGAGGTTGGTGACGGCCTCTAGCTCGATGGCTTCGATGGTCATCACGGCTGGCCTCCGATCTGGCCGGTCACAACGAATTTCATGACCATGCCGCCATAGGACTCGGCTTCGCCGGGTTGGAAGGTCAGGAAGGGCCGCGCTGGCATGGGGATGTCGTAGGCCCCGACAGTAAAGACGTGCGCCGCGGCCCGCTTGTGTTTGTTGGACGCGAAAACGAGTGATGCGCCCGCATTTCGCATCCGGAGAGGCCCAATCTGAAGATTCTGTTGGCTGAGGTAATTCCCACGCGCATCCAAACGGAAGCGGAGCCTCTGCTCATGGGCCGGACGGTGGATGCTGCCGCCCTCATTGTGGATGCGGGCATAGCGCAGGTTTGAGCCCATCACCACGCCCTGGCCTTTCACCTTGAAGGTGATGGACCGAGCCAGGTTGCCTGACCACATGAGGATCTTGCTGTGTCCCGCCTCGGCCTTCCGCTTCGCTGTGGCTGGCTTGACTGGCTTCCAGGCCGGACGGCCCTCGGCCTCAAAGTTGCGATCCGCGCTTGCCACCATCAGGTCACCGATGGCTTTAAGCACCGGAGCCGGGTTATTGGCCCGGTCCTGCATGCCTTGGATGTTGCGGAGCAGCTCGGAAGGCGTCATCGGAAAGCTCCATCCACCGAGGAGGCCGGATTGATGGCCGCCAAGCGGTGGGACACGGGCAAGGTGGCGATGGGGATTTCCCCGGTGGCATAGCGGTCCAGGAGCTGGCGGGAACGCTTCAGGCGGCTGTCGAAGCCTTCGGGGATCTTGGCGGACATCCCTGGCTGGCGGAGGAAGAGCGCCTCCACCGCCAGGTCGAGTGCGATGTCCGCCAAGGCCCCGGCGGGCTTGGTGGCCGCAAGCACGCCGCGCCCAGAAAGGACGCTGCGGACCTCCGTCTCGGCACGGTCCAAGACGGTTTGCAGCACCGTGTCGTCCGGGGCCGTGGCCCGGCCATCCCCCGTGGAGAGCTGACGCAGCTCCAGGGCGGATAGCCGGGCTCCGAGATCGGCGGGGGCGAACCAGGCCATGGCTAGGCCAGGATCCCGGAGAGGCCGCGACCGAGGTCAGCGGCGATCTGCTTCATGTCGAACTTGCGACCCACCTGCACCATGGCGGTGCCCGAGAAGCCTCGGTCTTCGTTCTCCCAGACGCGCACCAGGGTTCCCTTCTCGGAAGAGGAGTAGACCTGGGATTCGCGGTTGGCGCCCTTGATACTGAAGTTCTGGAGCTGGAGCAGGGCGGCGAAGGTGATCTGCTCGGTGCCGATCTCCTGGGTGGGAGCCTTGTGGCCCAGGAAGAAGGTGTCGCCCCAGATGTAGTCCAGCACCTCGGCCCGGCCACGCACGGCGGTATTCGCCTTCATGGTGGGCACGAAGATCTGATCCACCTCGAAGATGGCGGCCAGGTCTTCCCGAGTGAGGGAGCCCGGGCGGGTATTGGCACGGAGTGCAATCACCTTGGGGTGGTACTGCAGCCGGTCAAAGACCCGCTTGCCAATGACACCGAAGTTGGCAGGCATGGCCAGCTTCTGGCCAAGGGTCTTGGCATCCTTGATGGGATCGGAGGCATCGAGCGCCCAGCTGGCGGCAACAGCATCCTTGGTGAAGCTATCCACCAGGGTGAAGCCCTGCTTCTCCCGCCACCGGTTGAGGGTGTCGGTGAGGCCCGTGACGGTCTGCTGAACCCGATTCACCTGAATGGGGGTGAGGTTCTCGATGTCGTAGGGGATGGCCGCCTTGAGGGCCTGGGGCTTTGCCAGGTAGGGTTCCTGGGATTCGGAGAAGTCGATCTCCGCCGCCTCGCCCAGCCGGGACATGGAGGGATCCACCATGCGGAAGGCGAACTCCCGTCCGAACTGGGTGTAGGTTCCGGCTTCGAGTTCCACCGGAATGGTGTTGAAGAGATCCCCCACGATGCCCCCGTCGCCCTTGTAGGCGATGGAGGTGCCGGGGAGCATGTTGATGACATCAGCGATGTGCAGCATTGCTTGGCTCCTAAAGAAGGTCTGAAGATGTGACGGGGGAGGGGTTGGTCAGGGCCTCACGGCCCAGGTGGATCCAGGCCGGGGCCTAGATCACGACCAGGTGGGGGTTGATGAGGATGTCCACCGTGTCTCCGGCGGCCGTCACGACGTTCCGGGCGAAGCCGATGCACCAGACTTTGTCGCCACCAGCCCCGGCGGCCACGACCATGCGGCCCTGGTTGTCAGTGGTGACGCTGTCGTTGATGGCGAGCGCGGCGCCAGCCACGGCAGGCTGCACGCCCTCGGTGGCGACGGCGGCCAGGCCAGCCGCTGCCAAGGTGTCTTCGACGAAGATGCCGATGCACTTGGCCTTGGCCACATTCGGCACCACGGCCACGCCGGTGGCTGGGTCCTCGTAGGCCGCGTGCATGGCCGTGACATCGGTGGTGATGGGGACGTTGAGGGTGAGTCCGTATTGGGACATAAAGGGATCTCCTGAAAGGGTTGATGGGAGGGGGAAGAGCCGGGGAAGGTGGTCCCCGGGCCCCGCGCTTGCTGGCGGGCCCCGGGTGGGCTATTCAGCGGTATCGGGCTTGTCCAATTCCTGGGCGGCGCAGGCCACGGCATCGGCGTGGGTCTTGCCTTCCTTCTTGAACTTGTCCACCAGGTCCGACATGGCCTTGGACTTGTTGCCCTTCGCGCCAGCCGCAAGCTCTGCCGGAGCCTTGCCGGGCACCCGGAGGGGATCCTTGAGGTTGTGGGCGGATCCTTCGGCCAGGGCAGCCAGGAGCGCTTCCCTGGGCTTCATGGGCTTGCCGTCCGCGAGGTTGACTTCGCCCTCGCTGGGCAGCGCCAGCATCACGGCGGCGAGGGTGATGGCCTGGGCCGGGGTGATCTTGGATTCCTTCACCAGGCCTTCCAGGCTGGCCTTCACCGTGGCGGTGTCGGTCGCCAGCGTCTGGGCCGCGAGCTTGGCTTCCAGATCCGCGTTCTTCTTGGTGAGGTCGGCATTGGTCTTTTCGGTTGCGGCGGCCTTGTCCAGGGCCGCCTGCTGTTCGGCAGTCAACATGGTTGCTGCTCCTTCTGAGGCGGGCGGCAAGGTGCCGCCGGGGTTGGGGGATTCGTCGTCCAAGGCAAGGGCCAGGACGGCCACTTCGACCTCGCTGGCGTCTTCCGCCAACGTGAGGGGGCCAAGGTTTGGGCAGGCGGGGCTGTCGTTGCCCAGAAGGGCAAGCGCCTTGAAGTTCCACTTCCCAGGCGTCGGGTTGCTGGGATGGGTAGGCGGCCACGCTTCGATCGACCGCATGAGGTATTCACCCGACTTGACCTTGGCGCGCCCCAGATCGTTGGGGGCCAGGGTGGCCATCAAGGCCTTCCGAGGCCGCGCTTGGCCTGGAGGCGTGAACTCGCCCAGGCGTAGCCCCTTCACCCACCCGGCAGACGGGCCCTGTTTGTCGGCATGGGTGAGCTTGATGGGGGCGGGCTGCGCGGCGAAGTTGTAGGTCTCCACCAGCTGCCGCAGCACGGCCTCGGTGAATGCGTGGCCGTTGAAGGTGCCCGAGGTGACCACCGGGACCTCTGGGTCCGCCAGACGGACCAGGGACACTTCCAAGGTGGCCGTGAAGGCGTTTAGACCCTGCTTAATTCTTGCGAGGAGGGTGGTGGCCCACCCAAGCAAGGGGTGAGCACCTCGGGAGGGCTTAAAGGGGCCTTTCCGGCGAAATGGGTTCATAGCAGCCTCACACCCCGGCGCCAGGGGGCCGGGTCGGAAAGGACCTGAGGTCCCTGGGCCCGTGGCACGACGCCACCTTGTGCGGGCACCAGAAGCACCTGGTCGTTGGGAAGGGGGAGCAGGTAATTGAGTTGGAGGCCCAGTTGGCCTTCGGGGCCTTCCACAGGTCCCAGCCAGATCTCCGCCGGAGCTTGCAGGGCATCCAGCACCGGCTGGGTGGCGGCGGGGGCGGCCACCACGCGGCCCGTGGGATCGGTGACCAGGCCCTCGATGGGGAGGGTGCGAAGAGGCGTGGGCGCCGAAGTCATGGGCGAAGGCAGGACGCGATCCAGCCAGGACCAGGCCGGGTTGCCGGTGGGGATCGGCTTCCAGGTCATGGCTTCCCGGGCCTGGCTGTCCAGGTACCGGGCGAAGCTGGGGGCGCCCTGGCCAAAGCCTGCCTCTGGGGGCGTCCGCAGGCGCGGGTCATGGCTTTCGGTCACCTTGCGGCCCGCTTCAGCGGCACGGATGCGGCAACGGCAACGGAAACCCAGGGGCGGCGTGTGGGTGGACCAGAAGGGATCCAGCTTGGGCCGGGTGACGCCATCCAGGATTCGGTGGCCGGGGCGCACCCGCTCATCCCCAGCGGTGACATAGGTGATGTTTTGCACCAGGGGATTGGATTGGAGGCTGGTCAACCGCCCGCCCATGTAGGCGGCGTGGACCTGGGTATCAAAGGCCAGCCGCAGCCGTTCCTCGGTCACCCCCGCCCCGGCCAGCCGATCCAGCCACAGGTTTTTCCATTCATCGAAGGGCGTCCCGGCGGCCAGGGCATCGCCCATGGATTGCTGGAGATCGGTCAGCAGGTTGATCTGATCCACCCCGGCCACCCAGAAGGCGCGGGCTCGCAGCTCGGCATCCTTCAGGCCCTCCACCTGGTTGAAGGTCATGGGCACCTTGCCCAGCAGCCAGGCCAGAGCTTGATCAGGCACCATGCCGTAGTCGATGGCGGGGCCATCGGCCAGGTTCAGCTCCTGGGCCTCCTGATGGGCTTCAAAAGCGCCCAGGTCCCGGGCGGCCTTCATGGCCGTGAAGAGCGCCTCACCCGCACTGACGGGGAAGTCCTTGGCGACCGCCAGGGCGGACTGCCAGGCATGGCCGAAGTCCTGGGCCTCCCGGAGGCCTTGGGCCAGCAGCTGGGCCACCACGCCCATGCGGCGGATGTAGCCGTCGGCCCAGCGGGCCAGCATGGCATCGGTGGGATCCAGGCCAGCATCGGCCAATTCGGCCTGGGTGGGCTCGGGCTTGGTTTCAGGGAGGCCCTTCAGCCTCTCAGGATTGGGTGGAGCCACCTCAGGGGCCTTCGGCTCCAGCGTGTCCTCCTCATTCTGGGGCTCTGGGATGCCAAAGGTTTCCCGCAGCCAGATAACCGAAGGCTCCAGGCCCTCCTTGCGGAGACTGAGCACGGATGCAATGCGGTCCTTGAGGCTGGCTTTGACCTGCTTTTCCAAGTGGAAGAGCGGGGGAACTTCATCCGGTCCCAGGTTCAGGAACACGATCCAGGGAATGAGGGTGCGGTTGAGGGTGGCTTCGATGCGCCGGGCATCGGCGCTTTCCTGACGGTCGGATTGCTCCTGGTGGACGCCCCCCAGGGCCTGGGTGCCGTGACGGCCTTCACTGGTCGTGAGGGTGTTGCCCAGGATGCCCGTGGCGATTTCAGCATTGGCGGCGTCCAGTAGCTTCACCCCCATCTCGAACTTGCTGTCGAGCTTGATGGGTTCGCAGGTCATCCCATCCGGGATCACCACGCCAGGGCTATCCATGAGCCTGTTGGCAATCTGGATGTAGCGGTTCTGCTCCTCATCCTGGGTGCCATCCGGGTACCGGAAGACCATGCGGTCATGGGCGTAGCGGGGATAGTCCCGATAGGTGGCATAGGCGACGGCCACCTTCACCCGCACCCAGCGGGGGATGGTGCGGCCCCGGCCCAGGCCCCAGGGATTGCGGAAGTGGCTGCCCTGCCGGTGCAGGATCAGCTTGCCCACTTCGGCCACCTGGCCGCCCACCATGGGCTGGCGATCAGGGTCGAAGCTGAGGTGGATGGGCTCGAAGCTCTCCAGGTCCACGGGGACCAGGTCACCCTTCACCGTGTCCCAGTGGACTTCCAGGGGCACCAGGCCGTAGTAGGCGGCCTTGGCCATCTCCTCGATGTCCTCCACCAGGTTGAGCCCCTCAAGGGCCTTGCGCACCAGGTCCAGGGCGCGGATCGAGGTGCCGGGCTGGGGGATGAGCGTCCAGGGCAGATCCGCCACCACCTGGCAACGCAGGTCGAGGCAGGCGGCGGCCTTGGGATCACGGAGGGCGTCATGCAGCTCCCGCCAGGTGCCAATGCCTTCAGTGCCGGTATCGAGGTTGGGATTGAAGGTGCGGCCCAGGCCCAGCCAAGGGATCTGGTAGTTGGAATCCTTCAGCACGCCCATCTGGTTGGGGAGCTTCTTATGCCCCTGCTCGGAGCGCGGGGAACGACGGCGGGTCACAGGCGCACCTCAAAGGATTCACGGCTGGGCTTCAGGCCAATGCCCGAGCCAGAGAAGGACTTCTTCTTCCAGCGCCCTGCTACGGCGCCCTGGAGGGCATCGGGCCCGTCATCGTTGGCTCCCTTGGGGAACTGCAACAGCTGGGACTGGAGCTTGCGGATGCCGCTGGCGCCACCCACCATGCAGGGTTCGAGGTTGCCGTTGCCTTTGGCCAGGGGGCTCAGGCGGGGAAAGAGAATGCGCCCCGTCTCGATGTGCGGGGCCATGCTGGCGATCCGGGTGGGCTTGTCGCCGCCGATGGGCTTCTTGGGACGGATCGGAAGCAGAATGCCTTCGTTCGCCGAGAGGAGATCCACGATCTCGACCAGGGCCGCCTGATAGGCCACGTCCTCGGACTGCACCTGCCCCGGGTAGGTCTCTCGCTGGGCGAGGATGGCCCGGCCCGTCTCAGTAGGGCCAAGACGCTTGATGACCGCATCGAGCACGTAACAGAGGCCGTCTTGCGCGAAGCCTACGGTTATCAGGGCCGTGAAATCACTCCGGCGCTTGCCCATGGCGGGGTCGATATGGGTCAAGACCGTCAGCCGCTCAGGCAGCTGATCGTATTCCTGGAAGGCCTTGAAGGGCTTTTCATCGTCGCCCTGGGCGCGGTTCTCCATCTCCTGGGCGAAGGATCCAGGGTCCTCTGCGTCCATGGTGGAGCGCAGCCAGCGCAGGTGACCAGCGGGGAAGCGCTCGGGCCAGAGGGGCGTTTCGTCCTCATCCCAGCAGCGCCAGATGGCCCCGCCGAACATGTGCAGGACGGACCAGAGCAGGCTGTCCTCGTGCAGGATGGTGCCCCAGACGGCCAGGGCGCCACAGCTGGGATCCAGCGCGGGCAGCACAGCCTTGATGAACCAACGGCGAAGCTTCTTACGGCGGTCGGGGTTTTCCACCGCTTCGTCGTTCTCGACATCATCCAGGATGATCAAGTCAGGGCGGCGGCCCTGGAAGGTGCGACCACGCAGGCGCTGGCCCGAACCGAAGCCATGGAGCCGCGCCAGCCGGAAGGCGGCTTTCTCGCCTTCGGGGCCATTGGGCACCACCAGGTCCAGCAGGCCTTCGGGGCCTTCCACCTGAATTTCGCCCCAGTCACAGCGGATGCGGGGGCTTTCCTCGATCAGCGTGCGCACGGCTTCAATGAAGCCCTTGGCCTGGTCCTGGGTGTCGGATACCACCTGCACATAGCCCTTGCGGCCCGTGAGCAGCGCCCAGGCGCTGAACGCGAGGGTTCCCCAGGTGCTCTTTGCATGGCCGCGAGGGGCCGCCGTGGCCATGGCGTGGATCTCCGCCGCCTCCATGGCCTGGTCGGCAGCCTCCACCACTTCGCCGAAGGGGCCAGGATCGCGCACGGGTGCGGCTTGGCCATCGCCCAGCGCCTGGCATCCGGCGGCGATCGCATCGTGCAGCAGGCAGCCGTCGCCCTGGATCAATTCGGGCAGGTAGTTCTTGCAAAAAGATTGGAAACTCGCCTGGGCGGATTTGCGCCTGGCCAGGGTTCCCTCCGCCGTGCGGGCGTCCGCCGGGAAGTCTTCCATTTCCCGCAGGCGGGCGATGAGCTGCTCCAGCTCCTCGGCTTTGCGGCGGGCCTTGGCGCCCGTGGCGCGGGGGATATGGACACGAGGGCCGTTCATGCGGTCCTCCGGCTCACGTCGTCCAGGAAGGCCTTCCAGGCCTCCAGCAGGCGCGGAGCTTCATTGGGGAACTCCCGGAGCACGAAGCCCTGGAAGTCCTCGCCCACCACCAAGGCAGCGTCCACCAGGCGGAAGCCCTGCTGCTTGGCGATAAGGGCCTTGAAACGGTTCACATTCGTCAGCAGGCTCAGCAGCTCGCCCGCTTCCAGAGTGGCGGCCTCGTTTTCGAGGCGGCCCAGCAGCTTGCGCAGGGCGCGGTCCTCCAGCTCCTCCAGAGAGATCCCATGGACCTCCATCCAGGCGGTGCGGGCTTCCCGCCAGCCCAGATCCCGGATCCAGCCCTGAATGGTGCGGCTCGATGCCCCGATGACCTTGGCCACCTGGTCAGCCGTGGCGCCCTCTTCCACAAAGAGCCGCCGGGCCTTGACCCGGTGTTCCTCGCCGAAGCGCGTGTTGCCGTGGACGGCCATCAAGTCACCAGGAGAAGCCAAGGACAAGCCCTTGGCGGTCAGGAAAGGCCCAGCCCCCCGCGAAGACGCGGGGAGCCAGGTCGTAAGTGGTGAGCAGGCCCCATTGGCGGGTATCGCCCCGCTGGGGAGGCGCCCACAGCAGACCGGTGCGCCAGGGGTGGGGCTTAAGCATGGGCAGGCGCAGCTCGGTACGGCGTTCGACCTGGAGGGCACCCCCCAGGGACACAGGGAGGCCCCCGCACTCGGCCCAGCCCGTGGAATCGGCCACGACCTGGTTCCCCTCCAGCCGTAGCAACGTAGCTACGTGCAGGGTGGGCGCAGGACAGGGACGGTCCTGGGGCAGCTGCAAGGTCCAATCCGTGGTCCAGGAGGGCCTGGGTGCATCAGGGATGGGCGGAGCGATGGGCTCGCCGGGTTGCACTCGGGCGGTGACCACCGTTCGGGGCAGGCCTTTGGCGGCGGGGCGGAGATCCTGGGCGGTGTGGTCTTTTTCGGGCACCTTGCGGTTGCCGCCGATCACCAGGGGCTGGGTGGTCTTCGCCTGGTGGCCATCCAGCCACAGGCCAACGCGGACGCCCCCAAAAAAGAGGGCCAGCGCTATCAGGAGAAGACCACCCACCCGCAGGCTCATGGCCTCAGCCCTCAACCGGGGTGAAGTCCAGATAGAACTCCTGGCCGGGCTTGAATTCGGCGGCGCAGGCGAGCGATACCTGCATCTTCAGCTCGCCGCTCGGCGTGGCAGCGACGAAGGACTTGTTCTCTTCTGAAGCTCCGCTCACGGGCCGCATCAGCACATTCCGGGCGTATTCCGTGTGCTCGACGCTGGCGACTTTGAATTTGGCGCGGGTGGTGGTCATGAATGACTCCTTGGTGGTTGGGGTGAGATCAGGACTGGCCTTCGGATTGGCGGATCTGCGCCCGGAAGCGCCGGTTGTGCGTGAGATAGCCAGCGGTTTCAGCCGCGTGGGCAGCGCCAGTCACCCTGGGCAAGGTCCTCAGCCAGGCGTCCTGGCCTTCCAAGCCCAAGCCTTCGGCCAGGCGCTGGGCCTTGCGGATGTTGCCGAGGCCTGCGTTGTAGCTACCCAAAGCCGGATCGAGCCGCCCGCCACAGCGAGCCTCCAGCCAGAGCATGTATCGGTGTTGGGCCTGGATGCCTGCGGTGGCATCGAAAGGATCCGCCCCAGCGGGTGCCCATTCCCGCCAGGTGGCGGGCATGAACTGGGCAATGCCCCGAGCACCCACGGGCGAAACGGCGCGGGGGTTGAAGGCGCTCTCAGCCTGGGCCTGGGCGGCCCGGTCGATCCAGCGCGGGCCAGCCACGGCGCGGAAGGTCCCTTCAAACGGCACCGCCGCATGGGCCGCACAAGCTCCCACGAGGATCGCCACAAAAGCCAGGAGGGTGAAGATCAGGATCCTTCTGCGCAGGGGCGTCACTTCAGCACCGCCGCCGCCAGCACAAAGAAGCCCAGCAGCATGCCCGCGAAGACAAGTCCCGCGCTGAGGGTCTTGCTGGCCTCGGTGTAGCCCGAATCCTTGGTGGTATCCCAATGGAAGAGCCGCTGGCCCAAGGCGCTACGGTCGAGGATCTGGAAGGCCCCCACGGCCAGCACCACCACGGTACCCGCCAGGCCCAAGGCCACCCCGGCCCGGAAGCCGATGGTGGTCGCCAGGATGGCGTTCTCCCAGCCGGGCTGGTCCGCGCCCACCACGAGGCCCATGTGATGGCCCAAGCGGTAGGCCGTGAAGGCAACCAGGGCCAGCACCAGCAGCAGCGCGGCCAGAATCACCCGGCGGCGGAGGGTATCGGAGAGCTTGAAGCCAGGGGCACTGATGATCGTGCGGAAGAGGGTGCTCATTCGGGAGTCCTCCCAGGAAGGGCCGGGGCCAGGGGCGCGGCAGGTGCTGGAGGCATACCGATGTCCCGGAAGTGCCGGAACGCGGTAATGCCCCCGAAGATGAGCGTCAGCGCGGTGGGAATGCCCACCGTGAGTGCCAGACGGGTGTTGTGGCGGAAGCGCTCCAGGCCGGTCACCCGCGTCATCAAGCCTTCCTCAGGCTCGGATGGGCGACCGAAGACAGCCACCTTTATGCCGTCCATGTCCAGCAAAATAGCGGCCAGCGCCTGATCACGAGGATCCGCGCTGGCCTGGAGATGCCGCACCAGGTGGTCATGGGGGTGAGGGAGCGTCATGGATCTCCTTGGGCGGCAGCTCCGGCTCGGGAGGGAGACCGGAGCTGGGACCGAAGTCCACACATTCGGAAGGGGGCCGAGTGCGCCGCGTGAGATCAAGAGATGGTTCGCCGGAAGCCGCCGGGCTAGCGGCTTTACCGGCTTGGGAGGTCATAGCGCAAGCCTCGATATGCCACGAATTGCTGATCCCATCGGCTTGCGGGCTTTCCGGCCAGCGGCCATCTTTAGCCCAGGGGATCATGAATGCGGGCACACCTGCGGGATGACATGTTGAATGCCAATGCCCCGCGCCTGCCGTTCGATGACCTGACGGAGCTGCTCCCCGAAGGCGAGTGGATCAACCCCAAGGAAGCCGCCGCCGCCCTGCGCATGACGCCCGATGCCTTCCGGGCTGCCTACTGCTCCGCCGCTGCCCCCCGCGTCCGGATCTGGCAGCGCAAGGGCCCCAACGGGGGACGGCGCGTGCTGGTGTGTCGGGCGGATGTGGCCCAGGTCATCCTGGAGGGGATGGCTGGACCAACATGAAAAGGCCCCGCATGTGCGGGGCCTTGGGTGAAGGCTGAGGTGCTTAGCCGAGCTGATGGATGCCGTACGCCGCAGGTTGTCGGTGGCGGGTTTACCGCCTACGAGTGGGTTTCAGTCTCTACCCGGTAGGATGACTTGCTGCGGATTCAGGTCAAAGAGAACCCGTCAGAAAGCTTGGTACATCAGAACTCGGCCACCTTCACCCGGATGAAACTACTTCCAACCTCAAGGACTTCCAACCTCAAGGACTTAAAGAGAATCTCTTTCTCGGTCGCCTCATAGCTCACATTCTGAAAATAGGAAGGCCGTGCCAAGTCTTGGGCTGTGTATTCCCGGTAAAGAAAGTTGATCGAATTCCCTGTCTTTCCGGAATAAATGAACTCGAAATTGGTATATGTCTGCGAGGAAGCGACACTCTCGGTTTGGGATGGTTTGAAGGTGATGTTTTCTGGCGATGAAGTGAATGACCACATCATAGTCACGACACCCGCCACCTGGCTCTGCTCGCCATTCAACGCCTTCTGATAGAGCGCTCCAGTCGTTGGATCAACGAGGATTTTGATGGAGTTTCCTGGGATTCGTAGGGCAGTGAAAGTTTTCCCATCAACAATAGCTGATCCCCAGATGATGAGCTGTTGTCCATCCGCAACCTGGATCGTGTTGGGGCCCCCCGTGAAAGTGAACCCCTGCGAAGGCGTCATTGAGCCGTTAGTTTGGGTGACCACCCAGTAATCTTTGACCTTTAGAACGGGATTACCTACGGTGACCCGGATTTCAGAGCCTTTCGGGGTGCTGCTTTCCACGATTTGGCGAGGTGCCGAAACGGTGGGGTTGGGTGGCGCCATCACTGGTGGATTACACGCCAATCCAAGCAAAGTGATGGGGAGAAGCAAAACCAACATCTGCCTTTTCATACACACTCCTTTTGGGTTGGGTTCTAAAGATGATCCTACCGCTTCCAGCGCCGTTGCGCCCCGACCACGCCCTTCAGGTGCTCCATGAGGTGTTGGAGGGCTTCCACAGGCCATGCCTCCAGGCGCTTGGGGCTGCCGTGGAGATGGGGATGGTGTGTTTTCAGCCAGGCCATCACCCGGTCCCGGGTGCGCTGGCGCCGGGCCGCATCGCTGCTATCGAAGGCCCCGGCCTGCTCGGGACGATCCCAGCCCGCTGAATAGGCTTCCCGGAGGATGCGGCCAATGAGCGGGGCCTTGGGATCGTCGGACTTCTTGACCTGCACGACCTTGCCGCCCCGCAGCTGTTCCAGCGCCCGCATGACCTGCCGGGCTTGATCCTCGGTCAGATCCTTGCTGCTGCGCTTCCCCGCCACGCTCTCCAGGAAATCCCGGTACACATCGTCTTCGGCCAGGCCCGGAATCTGCCCGCGCAGGGTGTGAATGATCTTGATCTGAACGGCGGTGCTCATTTCGCCACCCAATCCATCGTGATGTAGGTGTTGCGCTTCATGGCGCGTCTCAGCAGGCACAGCGAGGCATCGCTGGAAATCCCCGCCAAGGCTTGAGCCTCGCCAACGGTCTTCCCGCCCTTCACGGCATCCAGGAATGCCTGCTTGGTAGTCTTCGGGATCCCCTTGACCTCCAGAGCCACCCGCTGGCGGTAGCTGGGAGGCTTGCTGAAGATCCCCCAGGCCGCGTCCTCGGTGATGCCAAGGGACTTGGCCAGATCCTCCATGCAGAGATGCTTCTGGCCGCGCCAAGCCTCCATGAAGGCGAGCTGGGTCTTCAGGGGCACCTTGGCAGCGGCCCGGAGCTGACGGTCAAGCAGGCGCTGTTCGCGGGCGGTGAGTTTGAGGGTGGGCTTAGGCATCGTGCCCACCCGTCGGCTTCCGCACCTTCACCAGGCCCTGGCTGGGGCCAAGGATCGCCCACTGGAAGGGGGCTTTGGCCTTCAGGATCACTTCGTCTGAGCCGCTGTCCATGGTGCCATCGGTCTTGGTGACGATGGTTCCAGGACCAAAGAGCGCGAAGGTGAGCCGCCACACCCCATCTCCGTCATAACGCACCCTCAAAAGCGAGCCATCGCTGAAGGCCAGGACATCAGCTTCGTCGGTGCCTTGGCTGTTCTGGGCTTCGCGGCTGGGATAGAGTTCTTCATCCAGCGCACCCGCGATATAAAGAATGTCATCACTGTGGCCCCGCAGGATGACGGTGAATGGGTCTTTGGTGGTCATGGCGTCCTTTCGATCCAGGGCGACCTGGACATACGCGCTAGGCGCGGGATGTGAATTTTCGGATGCGTTCTTTTCGGCGTTCCCAGGCTTCATGGCGTTTGTCTCGTTGATACTTCGCCACGAAATTGCGCCAGCATTGAAACCGCCGAAGCATCTTCGCAAACCAATTCAGGTCGCGCTTCCATTCGGTGATTCCCATATAGAACTCCTGGACATTCGTTAGCGGATAGCTCCGACAGCCGGAACGCCTGCTGGAATTTCAATCTCAGTGGTCGGGCACCAGTGGGTTACAAAGGGCTCCGTATAGTTGCCCGTCCCGTTCAGGGTGTTCCCGTAAGCCGTTATGATCTCCGTGCCGATGATCGGGTTGGCCTGAATTGCCATCACCCGCTGACCGTTTTCCGGTTTGGAATCTTTCATTGATCGCCAAGGGAGCATTGAGCCTCCGGTAGTGGACAGGTGGGCTACTTGCGCGGGATGAGGGCCTGGCAGCCAGGAGGGCGAGAATCCCGCTAATGCGCCTCGGAACATAAACGGGACGGTTCGCGGCGCTCTCTCGGCGCTTCTGTTCGCGCTCAACGGCCTGAGCTTTGCGTTCTTCAAAGGTGCCTCGGCGTTTTGCTTGGCCCATGGCGTTCTCCTTGGGTGGTGGATGTGAACAGCCTCAGCTGGGCTGGATAGTGGTTTCAAGAAAGCATTGACGGCATACGGGGCGGCGTTTGTGACCTCTGAAGAAGCACCCGCAGACTGGGCACTTGACGCAGTAGTTACCGTTTTCGTGCGAGTAGTCCTCGGTCCAGTTGTGGGGATCTTCGGGGATTTGGTAGAAGGCTTGGATCTTCATAGATGCCTACCGCAGCTGAGTTTCTCGGCCACTTGGCCCATCCACCCTTCGACCTCTTTCGTGGAACGGTAGACGGTCTTCTGTTCCCGGGGCCGCCGATCCATCCTGTGAAGGCTGACCGTGGCCTCCCCTTGGCTATTGCACCCGCCCACGGCATGGACCCTGAACCGACGGCCATCAGGGCTAACCAGAGTTGTTCCGGTTTTGAGGCTCATATGGCGTCCACCATTCGATTAATGGTGTTGAACTCTTCGCGAGTTCCCGCTCCGCGTGCGCAAAGGGCGCCCTGGACCCAACCCAAACACCGATGGGCTCGGTCACCATTTATCTCGCCAGATTCAATTCGCTTGAGCAAGTCTTCGAGCCTGTGTGCTGTGACGGCATCACACGCAGGCGGGAAGGCCTTCAAGCTATGCAGGTTGGGGATATGCCCCAGGGTGGAATGGGCGGCGGCCTTCACATTCATCTCAGGCACGCCAAGACGACCTGCGCCCGCTGATCTGGTACCCAGGTGGGCACCCGTTCAATGCGAGTCTTCTTTTTGATCTGAAGGGAGAACCACTTCCCGCACCAATTGCATCGGCGGGTGTTCCCGATGGTGGTGAACCGGTTTTCATTGTTCCGCATGAAATCCAGGTGGCTGCGATCCCAGCAGCAGCGCCCGATGCGGAGGTAGGTTTCCCAGAATTCCTGGGTGATCTCCCGGTAGCCGCTCACGCCGAGAGGAATGGCCCAGCCCGTAGAGGAGCACCGATCCTGAATGAGGGCGCGGAGGGTGAGTCCGTGAATCCAGTCTGGGTCCGGGGCCTCCCCTATCCAGATGTCACCCATGTGCCAGGCATTGGGGTCCGTGGGCGATCCATCAAAGAAGCTCTTGGTGCGCTGGAACACCTGGAGCCCATAGCGGACCTGGTGCTTCTTCAGGTGACGCCACAGGTTGGTGGAGAACTTCCCATCCTGCCTGGGGGCGATCAAGGTGAGGTCGATCATGGCTGCACCTCCACACACGGTTCGGCGGGCAAAGGCATCCAGCAGATCGGGTGGAAGGTTAGGTCTTCTGCATATTCACCGGGACAGACCAGTTCCCATCGGCCCATGAGCTTGTCCCATTTGATGGAGGTCATTTCGAGCCCGTTCCAGCCCTGGATAGGCGTTTCGTCTTGCGGGGCCGTTTCAATCGGGTTCCAGTCCTTGGCTTGGGTCGAAACTTTCTCCCCATGGAGCTGCTCACTGAGGCGAGCGATCTCCTCCTCGCGTTCTCCAATGATTTCGCGAAGGTTCCCATTGAATGAAAGCGCCTCCTCCCTCTCGTTGATGACCCTTTGAATCCGGGTTTTCAGGCAGATCGGGCAGGTTCCGTGCTGGGTCCCAAGGGCTGGGCCCATGCACCACACGTTCCCGCAGGCACAACGGAAAGTGCTCATCGCTGCCCCCTTCGCCCAAGTGCGGCTGCCTTGCGGCGGTCATGGCGGTTGTGGGCGGGGGCAACCTCCCGGGGTTCTGAGGCCCTGGTGGCCAAGGGCTCTCGGAAGCGCTTGTCCATGGCCTCGATCACGGCGTGCATGAGGCTGCTGCGAAGGATGGTGCGGCTGTTGGGGGTTTCAAGATTCTGGGCTGCGAGTGCCATGGCAGGTCTCCTAACGGGATTTGCGGCGTGATTGAAGGCGGTTGAGTTCATAGGCCCGGCGGAAGGCGATGGCCTTCAGCAGCATCAGGCGCATGCGGATGGGGGTGGGATCTACGCCCACGTAGAAGTTTTTGATCTTTGGGATGCCGCGCCTGGTGGACCAATAGACCTGGTACTCGAAGTAGGGGCGCTTCCCTTTCCGCTTCCGCCATGTGCAGGAGATGCCAGCGGGCAGATGGTTGGTTTTGTTGGACTGGGGCTTGGTGCGGAGGGGTCTCATCGGCCCTTCCCCTTGTTAAGTCGATCCGTCATGCGTTGGAACAGCTCAGCCGTGGCCATGGCATCGCCCAGGGCGGTGTGGCGCTGCTCCTGAGGGAGGACAACGCCAAAGTAGTCCAGGAGCGCGGTGAGGCCTGTGACGCTACTGGGGAGCACACCGACAACCTGCATGGCAGCTGCCAGGGTCATGGTGTCCACGCTGCGATGGCTGATCCGCGAGAGGAGATGCGGTGCTGACCTGCGCAGGAAGCGGATCAGGAAGGCCGTGTCGAAGCCCACATTGTGTCCACCCAGCATCACCGTTTGATCTGGGGCAATATGGCGGCCCAGGAAGGCATCCAGAAGGGAGGCAGCATGGGCTGGCACACAGGCCTTGGCATGGTGCTTCACCAGGTCGATGCGGTTCACAGCCATGGCCTCGGCATCCACCACATAGGGCGCATGCTGGAAGGCGATCTCCGTGTGCTCACAGGCCCCATCGGGCCGCCGGATCACCAGGGCCAGGGTGAGCAGGCTGTGGGTGGCTGGATCCAGGCCGCCCGTCTCGGTGTCGATCCAAACGAGGTTCATGAGGCCTCCCGAGCGAGGCGATCTGCCATGGCCAGCACATCCGCCAGGAGGTCGATCTGATGGCGGACGGCATAGCCATCCTCGCGAGAAAGGCCTTCACAGGCCGGGAGCACTTCCAGGGCCTGGAGCCGCAGGGCGCGGAAGCGGGCGGCGGCTTCGGGGATGGATGGTTCCTGAGGTGCGGATGTGGCCCCCTGGGCCCGCAGGAAGGCAGCGATTGACTTGCCGTCAATGCGCAGGGGCACTGGATCAGGCTGCACTGGAGCCTCTGGCTGCTGTGTGATTTGTAATTGCTGGGGGGGGGGCGCTTTGTTTGGAAACAGTCTTCCGAGACCTGGTGATGGGTTTCGCCCAGGGATTGCTGGGGATCGCTGGGAGCACCGGGGCTTCGAGGTCATGGGCCTTCAAAAGCTTGGAGATGTTCCAGCGGTGCTGGTGGACGGCGGCCCGGGCCTTCTGAAAAGCCACCTTGTTCAGCGCGGTGACGCAATCGGCCGTAGCGTTGCTAAGTTTGGCGAGGAGGGTATCGAGCTGCTCTTCGGGTGAAGCCGTAGCTGCGGCGGCGTGCGGTTTAGACATGGGTGCCTCAGGAGTGGAAGTTGCGCCTGGCGCCCCGGCGTTACCGGGGCTGTCGGCATGGCGCACCTCCTGGGTTGGGGTCGGGGAACCCGCGAGCTTGGTCTCAGGAATCTGCGGGAAGGTTAAGCATCGGGACGGTTTTGTTTCATGAGTGGGCGGCTTTGTTTCAGGAAGAGGTGGTTTTGTTACGGGTTTAACCGGGATGGTGGCCAGACGAACGGCTGGACGGCGGGTCTCCTCGGGCTGAATGGAGGCCCCAAGCAACGCCAGATCCTCGATGTAGCTTTTCTGGAGGGCCAGGAAGAGCGCGTGGCCGGGGCCATCGTGGGCTCCTGGATCTCTCAGCTCGGCAAGATCCTGGCGAATTTCGCGGATGCGGACGGATTCAGTCATGCCGATCCCCTCCCCATCCAGCTGGCAGGAGTCCCATTAGGCGGGAACTCATTGGGCGGGTGCTGGCGGCCTGGTCGAGGGTGATGTGCTTGTGGAAGGCTTCCAGAGCCTCCATGAGGTCGATGATGGCGTTGTAGGTGTAGCAGGCGGAATCCACCCAGCCCCGGACGACCGTGGGATGCTCGCCCTGTTTCAGCAAGCACAGGGAAGACTTGGCCTGGACCATGATGTCGAAAGAGGCGCGGATGTCCTCGGGGCGGCAGGGCTCTACCCGTAACCGCGTTGCGGCCTCCCCCAGACGGGCAGCGGCATAGCGGCAATTGGCGGGTTGGCTGGAATCTTCCGCGAGGCCGTTGAGGGTATTGGCGGTGTAGTCGAGCAGCTCGATGGCGTTGTGCTGGAGGCTCATGACTTCACCTGGAACTCGGAACGGGCGTGGTCGTCCACCCATCCGCGAGCCTCGGAAGGGCCACTGAACGGGCCCGTAAAGGGTTCGATGGCGTGATAAGTGGCAAAGAATTTGCCCCCCCCCCGCCTGCCAATAGGAGCCGACGCACTTGCCACCCTTGATGTGGCAGCTTTCGCCCAAGGACGTGGGCTTCCAGCGGGCGTATTCATCCACTGCCCAAGCCTTAGCCACGGCGCACCTCCTGATCGGAGGTTTCGGTGGCATCAAACTGGAGAAGGGGTGTTCCAGCGGTGGCGGCCTTGAGCTGGCGGCGATGATCCCTGGCTTGACGGGCATCCGCACGCTCTTCCCGCTTCTTTTCGCGGATCACGCTTTCGATGGTGAGTTGAACTGCGAATTGCGGCATGAACCCTCCCGTTCAGCCCTTGTAGGCGATGTGTTTCCTGAGTCGGGCCAAGGCCTGGCTCTCGATTTGGCGGATGCGCTCCCGGCTCACCCCATAGGTGTTGCCGATGGCTTCCAGGGTTTCGTCAGGACGGCCATGGAGGCCGTAATGGCGGATGAGGATCTGCTGTTCTTTGGGAGTGAGAAGGCGGACCAGGCGGCGGACATCCTGGGCCTCCATCTGTGCTTCGGTAACGGCCTGGCCCTGATCGCCCGGGATGGTATCGGCGATGGTGGCGCCATCGGCGAAGAGCGGAAAATCGAGACTGCATACGGGGGGCAGGCCATCGACCCGTCGAAGGGCCCGTGACACTTCCTTGGGGATGTAGACCTGGTGGCCGCGCAATACCTCAAGGATGCGGTTGCGGATCCACCAGACTGCATAAGTCAGGAACTGGAAGCCCTTGTCAGGGTCGAAGCGTCGTGCGGCGAGCAGGGCACCGTGCTGCCCCTCCTGCACCAGGTCATCCACGGAAAGCCCGGCCTTGATGCCGATGGACTGGTACCGGCGGGCTTCTTTCCAGATGAACCGCTGGAGCGTGAGGATGGCCTCAGGATCAAGGCCATCCTCCTGCGTCCACAGGTAGTCCGCGCCCTGGATGGTGATGTAGCAGGGCAATGGCCTGGCGGTGGAGGGTTCGCAACTCATCAGGCGGCCCGCAGGTTCTTGTAGAGTTCGATGGCCGTCTCAATGGAATAGGCCACCGGCATACCGAGGTGCAGGGCCAGGGCCAGCTCCCGGCGACAGCCGGGGCTGGAGGTCCATTCCGCCACCATGATGATGAAATCGCAGCGGCGCAGGGCTTCGATGTCCATGGCCATCCATTCTTCGTAGGGGACATCCGTGCAGCCGATGGCGGGGCCGTTGGCGTGGGGGCAGTAGTGGAGCACACCGGCCTCCCACAGCTGATGGGAGGCGTCCAGGGCTGCGTGGCGGTGGCGGGCGCGGGAGAGGGCGTCCCGAGCGCTCATGGGCCCGCTGAGGTAGGCCATGGGGCGACGGCGGATGGCCAGATCTCGGGTCAGGGCGTCGATGTTCTCGTTCATGGCAACCTCAGGCCGAGGCCACATCGAGGCTGATGGGTTTGTAGTCCCCATTGGCCTGGCGTTCGTAGATGCGGAGGTAGCTCTTGCTGCCAGTGACCTGGGTGCTTTCGCCGATGGCATCCATGGCCCGTTTCCAATCCTTGTCGTCGATGTCGAGCTGACGCAGGCCCAGCACGCGGCGGATGGAGACATTGCCGGACTTGTCCACCTGGAAGGCGTCGTTCACCAGGGCCAGCAGGTTGGCGTCGGCGCCATTGCTCCACTTCTTGATGCACTTATCGATGAGGGTCTTGGCCACCTGCAAGCGTTCGTCGAAGGTGATGTTGTCCTGGGTGGCCATGACGACCTTAAATCGCCCGTCGAAGCTCAACAGGCTGAGGTTGCCCTTCACGCCGCCCAGCTTGGCCTTGAAGCGGGCGGCGCTTTCCTGCACGAAGGTTTCGATGCGGGCCACGACATCAGCACGGAAGGAGGCCAGCTCTCCCGAGCGGGCCTGGGCTTCTTCGGCGATGCCCTGAACCAGCTCATCCCTGAGCAGATCAATGGGGCGGATGTTCTCGATGAGGACCAGATCGCCATTGGCGTTCTTCCGGTAGCCCTCGGGGATTTTGATGGTCATGCATGCTCCTTGTGCTGGGGTTAAAGGCGGCAAGTGGGATAGCGGTGGTGCCAGCGGCGCCAAGCGTCCCGAAGGTGAAGGGCGCCCAGGATGGGCAGCCAGAAGGGGGCGAGAATCCAGGCCAGGGCCTGGGATGGGCGGGCTTTCACGCGGCCCATCGGCCTGATAGCCGCATCTGGCGGAGCTGGGATTGCAGGGTGTAGTGGAGCCAGAGCAGGGTGGGCGGACGGTGCCCGTCCTGATCACGCAAAAGGGAGGCGATGGCCAGATCGATGCCCGACAGGGGCAGCGACCGGATGATGGCCTCCTTGATGGCGTCGCAGGCGGTTTCGAGGCTGGTCTGATCGGTGACCAGGCTGAGGGCGTGCTTGGCGGTGTAGGCGGCTGCGGCATAGGCCGCCACCTGGGGGGAAGGTTCGATGGGCGTCATGGCTTGACTCCGTGAAAGTGGCTGCAGGATTGGCAGGCCGACCAATGGCGGAGGGCCTTGGGGTTGGAAGTGGGAACGGGGCTATGGCTGATGCGTCGGCACTGCTCGGCAGGGATGGTTTGTCCCAGGAAGGGGCACTGGACTTCGCCATACAGCTGGGCCACCCGCTCTTCGACGCGATCTGTGCTGCCTGGGTACTTGTTCCGGCGGACCAGGCTGAGGGTGGTAGCGGAGTAGCCCAATTCCCGGGCGACGGCGGCCTGGCCCTTGTCTTTGATCTTGGATTCAAGGAGGTCACGCCAGGTCATAGGTGGTCCCGTCGTTGGGGTCGTAGATCCGCTTCTGCCGCTTGTTCCACTGGGGGGCCTGGGGACCCCGGTCGCGCAGCAGCAGGAAGCGCTGGGGGCCGCCCCGGTTGCAGGCGGGATCGATGATTCCGGCGTGATGCAGGGCGTTCAGGTAGCGCCGGGTGTCTTCCCTGGCATTGCCTTCGTTGCCTTTGGTGGCCAGCACCAGCAATTCATCCACGGAGGCCACGCGCTTGAGCCGGAGGGCTCGCCAAACACGAGAGCGAAGCGTGGACGGGGCGAAAGGGCTGGTGGTCGTCCGGGGGCCTTTGGGGCCGCTGGTGATGGTCTTTCCCGACTCCAGCTGCTTCAGGCCTTCCACGGTGATGGCGTAGACGCCCTTCCAGCAGCGGCGGACCAATTTGCGCTTCATCAGGGCATAAAGGGCGAAGCGGGCTGAGTAGTGGGTGATGCCGAGGCTTTCAGCCACTTGCCGCACGGATACCCGGCCAATGGTGGTCATGTCGGGCACCAGGGCCCGCAGGACATCGCTCTCGACGCTCACAGCGCCGCCGTTCGGGTTGCTTGAGGCTTCAGGGCCTGGGGCTTGCGGGCCTGCCAGTCGTGGACCAGCTCAACATCCTTGACCTCGGCCAGGCCCACCACCCTGGTTTTGCGCAGCTTGGCCACCCGCTCACAGGCAGCCAGGCCATTCAGCACCAGGCGCATGCGGCCTTCCGAACGCTTGTGGATCAGCTCGGCCACGTCCTCGGTGATGGCCACGCCGCCTTCCAGCAGCATCTGGGCGGTGGCCTTGATGTCTTCCAGGGTGGCAGGCTGGAAGGTGACGATGGTGGCGATGCGGCTTTGCATCTGGGGATGCCGGGCGATCTTGTTCCGCACTTCGGCCATACCCACCAGGACGGTGGGAAGACGCAGGAGGTCGCTGAAATCACGGATGGCCTCCAGCACCCGCGTGTCGCTCAGCGCATGCTCGATCTCATCCACCACCAGCACATAGGGTTTGCGGGCCAAGGCGGCCAGGGCCTGCTTGAACATGTCTTCAGTCAGACGGGTGGGCGCTTCGCCCAGCTCCGCCAGGAGGTCATTCAGGAACCAATGCCGCGTCCAGCCTGACTTGGCCCGCAGGTAGACGGCGTAAGGCTGCTGGGTGACATACCAGCCGAGGGTTTCGGTTTTTCCGAGACCCGGCTGGCCGGTGACCAGCATCTGGCAAGCCTCAGCGGCGCCGCGCTCCTGGACGATGGCGATGCCAGCCAGAAGCCGTGAAACATTGGAAACGGTGTGACAGAACACTTGATGCAAAGGGTCCTCCTCCCGAAGGGATGGTTGATGGGAGCTAGGCGGGGATGCCTAGCTGTTGACGCACGAGGGGGTTTTCATCGAGGTAACGCTGGAAATCGCGGCGTTCTTCGTCGTCCACATCCTCTGGGTGGTCGATGACGTAGCGGCACCACTCCAGACGGTCTTTGAGGGCGGCGCGGCCCGAAGGAACAGGCTCAGCGGTGGGTTCGCCTGTTGCCGCATCCACCACAGGCTCTGGGGTGGTCAGGCCCAGCTTTTCGCGCTGTTCCTGGGCTAGGCGCAGCTGATCCTGGGTCAGATCGTTCACTTCCACGGGCTCCTGGGGCAGCACCTTCAGCGTGGGACGGCCTACCTGGAACCCTTCCGCTGTGCGGATGCGATCGCGCTCGATTTCAGCCCGCCGGAGAACCGCCTTTTGGGTCTTCTTGGCGTTCTGCATGATGCGGAGCGACACCACATCCGTCTCGGCAGCGCCCAACTCTGGGCCATCAGGCACGAAGGTGAGGGTGTCCAGCAGCTCCCCACCCCGGCAGAGCCAGGCCTGACGGGCATCCCACAGGTTGATCCGAACGGTCAGGTTGTCCGCGTCAACCTCATGGAGGATGGGAGCGCTGTAGCGGAATTCCTGGCCCTCGATCTTGCAGGTGACATACCCGCGCACCTTCTGGGCCTTGAGGCTCGGGAGCACGCGCCATTCCTGGCCGGGGCGGATGAAGCGGGGGTGATCGGGGCCAAGCTCCCGCAGCAGCCTGGCTTTGGTCTGCTCCAGGGCCTGACGGGGATGGATCTTGTGCCCGTGGAGGTTCCGGATGCGATCCATTTCCTCTTCCCGGAAGGCATCCAGGCGCAGCTTCAAACTGTCGATGGTCTCGATTTGACCGTGTTTGAGCGCTTCGCCCAGGGTGTCACCAGGCCGGGTGCTGGGGCTGCCGCCGGTAAAGGTGGGAATAAGGGCCGAAAAACGCTGTTTCACATTCAGGAAGTCGCGTTCCACCGGCTTTGAGCGGCTGTTGTAGGGCAACGCGCCCCGCCACATGGCCTCTCCATCCTTCCAATCCATGGCCAGCTGGGGGAAATAGCCCACCATGTCCTCATCGCCCAGGAAGAATCGGTTGCGAACCTCACGACCGTTGTCCGACTGGATGGTTTCCGGGATGATGCCGGTCCGCAGGATGGCCTCAGCTATGGCCATGAAAGGCAGGTAGCGGTTGAGGTTGTAGCCCACCGTCAGGCTGAGCAGGGCGCCTGATCCCACATCCCGAACCGCATAGATGTTGGGCCGGAACCCCTTGGCCTGCTCGCCCGGCAGAAGGTCTTCCCAGATCCACATGGAATCCTCGGTGTGACCGTCGATGGACCAGCACTGGAAGGGGGCGCTGGGGCGGCGGCGCACATAAGGCCCCAGATCGGTTTGGCTCTTGCGGCCACCAAAGCGCAGGCCCATGCGGATCGCTGGATCCAGGTTGGACACCACCCGGCGCAGGGTGGCTTCACTGATGGCCACGCCCTGTTTCTGGAGGTATTCGGTGGCCAGCGCGTAGCTGCCCGCGTGGGCAAAGGCACCCGTGATTTTGTCCAGCAGGTTGGGATCTTGCTCTACCTTGCGGGGCCGCCCGCAGGCGCTCCACTGGGGACGAAGGGATTCCCCACTGGGATCCTCGGCTAGAGCCGCCCACCACCGATTAAGGGTACTGGTGCTGGGGATTTCGCCGAAGACCTGGCGCACATCCTCGGCCTCGGGCGTGGTCAGCAGCCAGGTGATGGCCGCCTGGCGCACCTGGCCCGGCAGCCCCTTCTTAATAGACCGGCGAAGCGGGCCCTGGCCAGCCAGCAGTAGGCGGGTGCGCTCCAGGAGCTTCAGGCGGGCCTGCTGCACCTGGCGAGATCGCTCAAGGGCTTCGGGATTGGCCCGGAGGACCACCTGCTGCGGATCCCGCTTGATGCGGGGCTCGATGGTGGCCGGGAGAAGGGATTGGGAGGCCTGGCGGGCTTCGTAGGCGGCGCGGGCCTGGGGGTAGTTCGCCCATGCAATGCCGAGATCGATCTTGTAATCCGTTCGACCCGTTCGACGGCCCTTCTCCACCTTAATGGGGGCCGCCTCGATGCGCCCCGAGCGGATCGCTTTCAACACTGCCTGGCGGCTGACACCCGCCAATTCGGCAAGCTCCACAACACCTAACTGGACAACCTCATTACCGCAATCAGGTTGGACCGGAGGGCTACCGGCCGCTATCAAAGTTGTTGTTGATTCACTGGTTACGCTGGGTTGTCCTGTCCCGACCCGTGGTTGTCCAGTTGTCCTGTCCGACAGGACAACCACAGGACAACCGGGCAGGACAACTGCCGAGGCAGCGGTTTCCCTGGATGGGTTGGTGAGTAAGCGAGCGCCCATGAGAGTCAGGCGGCAGGCTCGGACTGGCGGCCCCAGATCCGATCAGACAAGAGACCTAAGCACCCGGCGATCACATCCTCGACCACCACGTCCCGGTACTCCCGGTTGATGACCTGGTGGAAATAGGGGTCGGAATAGCCATGGGTTTCAGCCAGGGCCTTCAGGTTGACGCCCTTGAGCTTCAACAACGCCCGCATAGCCTCGGGCTTCAATGACCCGTCGGGGTTGATCCCGTGGCTGATCATCTGCTGCACATCGGCAGCCGTAGCGAGGATGGATTGGACACTTGGGGGCAGGCCATAGGCCGCCCGCTTGCGCGGAAGCTTTTCAGGTAGCATCTTGTCTCCGGTTCCCTTAGCTAACTAAGGATCAACAGAAGAATACTCGGTCAACCAAAGGAACTCGTCAAGTGGTAGTTCAGAAAAAAAACATCACGGGGCCGATTGCCTCTTCTAATACGCCTGGCGAAAGAATCAGGCAGCTAAGAACGGCCCTGGGGCTTACCGGGGAAGCGTTTGGCCAAGGTATTGGAATCACCAAGGGTTCTGTCTCTTCTTGGGAAAACAACACTCGGTTCCCTGATGGACCTTCATTGATCGCCCTACAGTATGTTTACAAAGTTAACCCGGCCTGGTTGATCGAAGGCAATGGATCGATGTGGGCCGAACCACAACCCACAACAACGATCTCAACGGCATCAGATCAATTTCTTGATCGCCCCTTGATCGTTGGCGCCGCCACCTGTGGTGCGGGCGGGGAGATCCAGGATCCAGGGCCAGCTGCCAGCCGTTACGCGCTGCGCCGGGATTTCGCAGCCCGCATCCTGCATCGATGTGGTGGTGGCCAGGAGCAGGATCTCTTCTTCCTCCTCTGCGAGGGCGAATCCATGCAGCCGACGATTCTTCATAAGGAGATCGTCCTGATCAACACCGCCATGGTTGGCCGCCTCAGCCCTAGAAGCAACGCCATCTATCTGGTGCGGCGCTCTCCCAACAGCAACGACGCCCGGGTGAAGCGGGTGCGCCTTGATACGGATCGATACCAGCTGGTGCTCTCCTCCGATAACCGCGCCTATGCCCCCGCCACCATCGACCTGGATGGCATCCCCCTCCACCAGGTCATCCTGGGCCGCGTGTGCTGGGTTGGCCGCTACCTATTGGATACGGATCCACCAGAAGGGGACTGGTGAGGCCACCCGGGCGCAGATCGCCTGGCCAAATCGCCCGGGGGGGGGGCAACATCGTCGGGAAACTTCCATTCTTTTTGAAAGGCGGGCGACTGGCCGCAAACTCCGGCACCAAACACCCGCTATCTTCCATTCTTTTTGACGGATTCACGCGACAGCCCGCACGAAACCGCGCAATCTTTCTGCAAATCGCCCCGCGCCCGAAACGCCCCTGGAACCCGCGCCCTGATTGAACCTGAGGCCCGATCCGGCCCAGGCCCTTTTTATCGAATCATTTCGACGGTTCACAGCTGCGCTTGCGGAGTTGG